GACACTGCCGCCGTGGCCGAAGGTGTGGGTGAATGTCTCTTTGACGCAGATGTTGTAGTTCATGTCCTGTGCTCCTTTTAGTAGTTGATGGCCGAGCGGTCGGCGCGGGCCTGTGCGATTGCGCCTGTCAGGCGGGCTGCGTCTTCGCGCAAGTAGGCGGCGAGGTCGCGGTCGAGGCACGCCTTGGCGCGGGCGTCTACCTCTGCGCGGATGGCGGTCAGTGCGTCGATCTGGTTGTCCAAATCGTTTATTGCGGTGGTGCGTGTCATGTTGTGTACTCCTGTTGCTGATAAGGGTGGGGGCCGAAGCCCCCGGTTGGGTTAGATGAGGTTGGCCGCTGCGATGGCGCAGAGTACGGCCGGTTCCTTGTGGCTGCGCGAGAAGTCGCTGCTATTGAACTCCCACTCGGCGTCGCACTCGAAGCGGTGGATGGTGGCCCAAGGCGAACCGTCCCACGACAATTCGATGGTGTGGAAGTCCCAGCGGCTGTCGCCACCTTCGGACTTGACGGTGGACACTGGGCTGATGGTGAACAGGTGATCGTGGAACACAAAGTTGCCGTTGTTGTAGACCTCGATGGTAGCTTCTTCGCCGGACCAGTTGTCTTTGTTGAAAGTGAAGGTAGTCATGATTTTTACTCCGTTTCTTCGTTGCTGATGAGGTACCCTTAAAGAAGGTTTGAGGGTATGTAAACCCCCATATGCACTTTTTTACAAATTATTTTTAGCTGCACCATTTACACCGTGATGCATTGCGTTGCACCGCGTTGCAGCTCCCGAAATGCACCATCCTGCACCAAGGGCTGGGGGTGTATCCCTAAGGGGATACCCCCCTCTGGTGCAAATGGTGCAGGAGCAAATGAGTTGCGGTGATGCAGGCTCTGAAACTTTTACACCGTGATGCATTGCGTTGCAGATCTTTCTGATTTATTACCGCCAAACCTAAAACACTAAAGGAATAGAAAATGTCGCTTAAAAATTACGGTGGGAAGAAACCTCGTGCGGAGGGTTGGCGTGAGGCTGGTGTCGTCGAGGGTGATGTTCGTTGGTTGGTGTTTGTGCGGCACAACGCTGACAGCGAGTGGACGACGGTAAAGGTCATGGCAGACGGTCGCGCACCAGTGAAGGCAAACTACTGGCTTGGCTGGAACGGCTCGCGCTTTGGTAGGCACGCAGACTTGGTGTCCCTTGCACAGCAGCGCCCTGCGGTGTTGGAAGGCGTGGAGCGGGGACTGAGGATGGGTGGCCGTGAGCATTTTGTGTTGGCAGTCGAGCAGGCGCACATCGCGCAGCCGAAGCGTTTGGGTCGTGTTGAGATTGCGCTGCTGCGAGCTGTCGACGAGATGTCGGTGCTTGCGGACAGCGTGAGCGTGGAGGATTTGGTCGCGTATGCCATAGCACCGCTTGAGGTGGCCGAGGGGCGCGATACGCGTAGGCAGACAGCACTGCGTGCGGTGCAGTCTCTGGTGAAGTCTGGCGGGCTTCGCTTGGCCTCTGGGCGTGTTGTGCTTTGACCCCTTGCCAATAGTTTTCGAGGTGCGTATATTGCGCGCATTGACTGGTAGCACTGTGTAACCGAACGGAGCATGCAGAATATGGCCAAGCGCCAATCGAAACGGACCCCCGAGGTCGAGGAGCTTATCATCGAGGGGTTGACCGATGGTGTGCCCCTGCGCGTGCTTTGCAGGCGTGATGACGTGCCAAGCTGGCGGACAGTGTATGACTGGATAAACGCAGACGCATCCTTCGCCTCACGCGTCGCGTACGCCCGCGATTTGGGCTTCGAGGCCATCGCCGAGGACATCCTCGACATAGCCGACGACACGCCGGCCATCAGCGAGCACGTGCAACGCAGCAAGATGCGCATCGACACGCGCCTGAAGCTGCTCGCATGCTGGAGCCCGAAGCGCTACGGAAACAAGCAGGACGTCAGCATCGGCAACAAGGAGGGCGAGACCCTCAAGGTCGAGAGCAACGCGGAGAATGCTGCACTCACGTTGCACCTCGCCGAGGTGCTGCGCGACACGGACGTGCCGACGTGATCTGGAACCCGTGGCGCAAGGCCCGCGAACTGCAGGCGCAGCTCGACCGGGTGACGCAAGAGCGTGACGAGATCGGGCACGCACTGTCGCAGTCGTGCGATCGGTACGACAAGGTGCGTGAGATGAACACCCAACTGCGCGACGCGCTGGCCCTCTACCGCTCGCGATGACGGACGTCGCGGCCCTACTCTCAAAGCTCAGTCCCGAGCAGCGCGTCCATCTCGACTGGCAGCGCCGCTGGCGATCGACCGCACGGCCGAACCAGATCGTCGGCCGGTCGAACTGGAGCGAGTGCGGCTACCTAGCCGGGCGCGGGTTCGGTAAGACGCGCGTCGGTGCCGAGTGGATCACACGCGCAGTCTTCGAAGATGCGAGCGGCTTCGATAGCTGCGTCATAGCGCCCACCTATCAGGACGTGAAGTTCACCTGCTTCGAGGGGCCGGCCGGCATCCTGTCCGTCCTGCCGCCCGAGCTGCTGGTCGAGCACAACAAGTCCGACATGATCATCAAGATGCGAAATGTTGCAGGCGGTGTAAGCACGATACGCGGCTTCACGGCAGAAAAACCCGAGCGGCTGCGTGGTCCTCAGCATACACGGGCGTGGTGCGACGAGCTGGCCGCGTGGCAGTACGACGAAGATACGTGGGACATGATGATGATGGGCATGCGCCTCGGCTCCGCGCCGCAGGTGCTGTGGACCACCACGCCCAAGCCGAAGGATCTGATCCGCAAACTGAGCCTGCCGCAAGAGGGGCGCATCATCGTGCGCGGCTCGACCTTCGACAACAAGGCCAACCTGCCGGACAGCTTCTTCGCCTCGTTGGAGCAGTACGAGGGTACTGTGCTCGGCCGACAGGAGCTTTACGGGGAGCTCATCGACCCCGAAGAAAATGCGGTCATCAAGCGGAGCTGGCTCAAGCTGTGGCCCGCGAAGAAGCCGCTGCCCGCCTTCGACTGGATCATCATGTCGCTCGACACCGCCTTCACCGAGGCGACCCGCGACACGAAGAGCGGCGACGCGGACTACACGGCGTGCAGCGTGTGGGGCACGTTCCAACACGAAGAGAAGGGCTACGCCCTGCTGCTCGACTGCTGGCAGGAGCAGCTCGGCATGCCCGACCTGATCAAGCGCGTGAAGAAGGAAATGAACACGGCCTACGGCGACGACCAAGACGTCGCGTTGATCAAGCCAATGTTCGGCAGCGCGAAGCCGCTGACATCCGGCCGCAAGCCAGACATACTGTTGATCGAGGACAAGGGGAGCGGCATCAGCCTGAGACAGATGCTCGAGCGCGAGGGTATACTGGCGCACGCCTACAACCCCGGCCGAGCAGACAAGCTGGCGCGCCTGCATGTGGTCAGCCCAGTGTTCGCACGGCGCAGGGTCTTCCTGCCCGAGAGCGACAAGTTCCCGAACAAGCCGCGCGTCTGGGCCGATCCGCTGGTGGCGCAGCTATGCAGCTTCACCGGCAAGGGCAGCATCAAGCACGACGACTTCGTCGACAGCACAACGCAGGCCATGCGCCTGATGATGGACAAGGGCATGTTCGGCACGCTCGTTGACAAGAAGCAAGAGTTCGACAAGCCGCCGCCGAAGATAATACAGAACCCGTACGGGCAGTAAGGACAAGTCATGATCGAAGAAGAAGAAATGCTGGAAGGCGAGATGGTCGAGTTCGACGGCGAAGAGGTAAGCGACGTCGAGGACACCGACGACGGTGGCGCGATCGTCACGCTCGACGAGGCTGGCCCTGCCGCTGGCGACAGCGAGTTCTACGACAACCTCGCCGAGACTATGCCCGAACAGGACCTAAAGTCACTGGCCTCGAAGTTCCTCGAACTGATCAGCCGCGACAAGGAGGCGCGCAAGAAGCGCGACGAGCAGTACGAGGAGGGCATCCGCCGCACCGGTCTCGGTGACGACGCGCCCGGCGGCGCACAGTTCAACGGCGCATCGAAGGTGGTCCACCCGATGATGACCGAGGCGTGCATCGACTTCGCGTCGCGCGCCATCAAGGAGCTGCTCCCGCCGCAAGGCCCAGCGAAGGATCTGATCGAGGGCGAGGTCACCGTCAAGAAGATCCAGAAGGCGAAGCGCAAGTCATCGCTGATGAACTGGCAGCTCACGGTGCAGAGCCAAGAGTTCCGGTCCGAGCTTGAGCAGCTACTGACGCAGGTGCCACTCGGCGGCGCGCAGTACCTCAAGATGTCATGGGACGACGCGCGCAACCGCCCCGGCTTCCTCGCCGTCATGATCGACGACATGTACCTGCCGTTCGCGGCGACCAACTTCTACAGCGCGCAGCGCAAGACGCACGTGCAGTACCTGACGCAGCTCGACTATGAGCAGCGCGTCGAGAGCGGCATGTATCGCGACGTCGACCTGACGCCGGCCGGTCAAGAGCCTGAGCGCTCGGCGGCCGACGTTGCGAACGACAAGATCGAGGGCCGTTCAGACACTAGCTACAACGAGGATGGCCTCCGCACCGTGTTCGAGTGCCACGTCATCGCCGACGTCGAGGGTGAGGGCAACGCGCCGTACATCATTACGATCGACAAGCCGTCGAGCAAGGTGCTCGCGATCTACCGCAACTGGGACGAAGAGGACGAGAGCCGCGAGCCGCTCGATTGGTTCGTCGAGTTCCCGTTCATCCCGTGGCGCGGTGCTTACCCGATTGGCCTGCCGCACATGATCGGCGGCCTATCCGCTGCCGCGACCGGCGCGCTGCGCGCACTGATGGACAGCGCGCACATTCAGAACGTGCCGACGATGCTCAAGCTGAAGGGCGGCACACGCGGCGGCCAGTCGCTGAACATCCAGCCGACGCAGGTCGAGGAGATCGAGGGTGGCCTCAACGTGGACGACGTCCGCAAGCTGGCCATGCCGATACCGTTCAACCCGCCATCGCCGACACTGTTCCAACTGCTCGGCTTCGTGGTCGACGCAGGCAAGGGCGTCGTCCGCACGTCGATGGACAACCTCGCCGACCAGAACCCGAACGCGCCAGTCGGCACGACGCTGGCCCTGATCCAAGAGGGCATGGTCGTGTTCTCGTCGATCCACGCACGCCTGCACAATTCGATGGCACGCATGCTGCGCATCCTGCACCGCCTCAACGCGATGTATCTGGACGACGCGGACGTGAAGCACGAGGTCGGCGAAGTGCTGGCCTCACGCGCCGACTTCGAAGGGCCGATGGACATCGTGCCTGTGTCCGACCCCGCGATCTTCAGCGAGAGCCAGCGCTTTGCGCAGGTGCAGGCGATATCGCAGCGGGCCGCCGCACTGCCGCAACTGTACAACCAGCGCAAGGTTGAGGAGCGGCTGCTCGAGACGATGCGCGTACCAAACCCATCCGAGCTGCTCGTTCCGCCGCTTGAGCCGAAGCAGCAGAACGCGGTCAACGAGAACGTCGCGGCCACAATGGGCCGGCCGATCGTCGCCTTCCCTGAGCAGGACCACATCGCCCACCTCAAGACGCACTTGGCGTACATGACGAACCCCGCGCTCGGCGGCAGCCAGCTCATCGCGCCGACCTACCTGCCGGTGGTGCTCGGCCACATCAAGGAGCACCTCGCTTTGTGGTACGCTAGTAGCGTACTCGAACTGGCCGAGGACACGTCGGGCATCGACATCAGCGAGGACATGAAGAACCTCAAGGACGACGAGGCACGCCGCGCATTCGATCGCATGCTGGCCGAGGCGTCGCAGTCTGTCGTCACCGACGCGACCGAGGTGTTCTCATCGCTGCCGCCTGTCATTGCGCAGGCCATGCAGATGATGGAGCAGTTCGCACCGAAGCCGCCGCAAGATCCGCGCACCGCCATCGAGGGCCAGAAGATGCAGGCACAGCAGCAGCGCGATCAGGCGCAGATGCAGCTTGAAGGTCAGAAGCTGCAAGTGCAGACCCAGAAGGATCAGACCGCCATGCAGATCGAAGGCCAGAAGATGCAGGCCGACGCGATGAAGAGCCAAGCCGAGATGCAGCTTCAGGCACAGAAGCTCCAGATCGAGCAGCAGCTTGAGCAGATGAAGCAGGACCGCGAGGACGCCCGCAAGTCGGCCGAACTCAACGCCCGCATGACCATGAACCAGCAAGACAACCAGACGGCCATGCAACTTGCGCAGGCCGAGATCATGTCTGGCGAACGCATCGCAGTCAGCACAGGCACTGGGATAAACCCGAACCCATAAGGAGAATATCATGGCAGACAACGCAAAGACCGCGACACCGAAGGGCACCAGCCCGAAGGCAGGCGACAAATACATGCCCATGCACAAGAAAATGGCAATGGGCATCATGCCACCCGTAGGCAAGTCACCCAAGACACCTGCGTGAGAATAGAGACCCTCCTTCAGCGTCTCGAGACAGAGCAGTCAGCGATGGCTGTTGAGGCGCTGGAGAGGCCGTCTGGCAAGACCGAGTTTGATTATGGACGCGCCGTTGGCCTGTACGCTGGATTGCAGCGGGCCAAGGAAATCCTGATCAACACGGTGGCGGAGGACGACAAGCGTGAATTTTAGGAGCACACATGCAGATAAATGGAAACAGCGTCGAATTTAGTTACGACGGACTTGATGAAGCATTCCCACCCTGCGACGCAGGCGTGAAGCCCTTCGGCTCGCGCGTCCTGTGCCAGATACGGACACCCAAGACGAAGACAAAGGGTGGCATCATCCTCACAGGCGACGTCCGCGAGACGGAGCATTACAACACGCAGGTAGCCAAGGTCATCGACGTCGGCAGCCTCGCGTTCAAGAACCGCAACACAATGGAATATTGGCCCGAAGGGTCGTGGTGTGAAGTCGGCGACTTCGTCCGCGTGCCCCGCTACGGCGGTGACCGTTGGTCGGTAAAGACCGATGATGGAGAAGAGGCCATCGTCGTAATCTTCAACGATCTTGATTTGGTAGGCAAGGTCACTGGTGACCCGCTTGCCGTCAAGGCATTCCTCTAGGAGCATAGATATGGCTGACAACCAAATTACAGAAGACGACGACTTCGAAATCATCGAAGGCGAAGAACCTGTACAGGAACCTGTACAAGAAGAGGCCGCCGACGATAGCGATGACGACGACGACGATGATGGCGATGAGCGGCTTGGCGACAGCGAAGACGACAGCGACGAGGAAATCGCCCGCAAGAGCCGCAGCAACGTCAAGCGCCAGAAGCAGCGCGAGCGGCGACTTCGCGCCAAGGAGCACGCAGATCGCGAGCTTGCCGAGCTACGTGAGCAGAACAACACGCTGTTGCGTCGCGTCTCTGCCATTGAGGGCAACACTCTTGCCAGCAATGTAAATGCCATCGACCACCGCATCGCGCAGGCTCAGGCCGACGTGAAGCAGGCCGAGAGCATCATCGCACGCGCAGTCGAGGCCGGCAACGGTGACGACGTGGCAACGGCGATGCGTCTGCGCGACGAGGCGCAGTACGAGGCGCAGCAACTGTGGCAGCAGAAGCAGCAGGTGGAGCAAGTCCGCCAGCAGCACGCCAACCCCGGCCCTGACCCGCGTGTAGTAAACTACGCAAAGGAATGGATGAACGCCAACCCTTGGTACGACCCTAGCGGCCGTGACGAGGACAGCGCCATCACGAAGGTCATCGACAACCAGCTCGCATCCGAGGGGTACAACCCCAAGGACGCCGACTACTGGCACGAGCTGACCCGCCGCGTGGCCTCACGCATCGGCGACGACGAGGTGGAGACCCGCCAAAGTCCTAGCAAACGCAAGGCACCCCCGACCGGAACGACGCGTGAGCACGCGCCCGTTTCGACTAAGAAAGAAATATACGTGACACCCGAACGGAAACAGGCTATGGTAGACGCAGGTATTTGGGATGACGTTCCACGTCGCAACCAAATGCTCAAGGCTTATCAGGCTTACGATAAAAGTTCGGCTCGCTAACACAACGGAGTGAGACAACATGACAAGTAATACTGATGAGCGTTTGAAGAAGGAACTCGGTGTTGGCCGGCAGTCACGCGAAATGGAAGACCGCAAGGTTGTAGAAAATCGCGAAGTGACTGATGACGACCGACTGGAAATGTTCCGGGCGCAGCTATTTAATGACGCACTACCTGATCTACCGCATATGCCGGGATATCACATGTGCTGGCTCACGACGACGAACCCTCGTGATCCGATACATCGCCGCATTCAGCTCGGATACGAGCCGATTAAAGCGTCAGATGTGCCGGGCATGGAGTTCGCCTCAGTCAAGACGGGCGAATGGGCCGGATTGATTGGCGTCAACGAGATGATCGCGTTTAGGTTGCCCGAAACCTTGTATCAAAGGTTTATGCAGGAAGCCCACCACGATGCACCGTTGCGTGAGGAGAACAAGCTGGCTGAAACCGCAGAGATCATGCGGCAACAGGCAGAGGGTTCAGGCAGCACGTTGTTTGAAGGCGACGGATTGATGGAGATGCGTGACAACAACTCGCGTATTGGTCTCTTTGACTAATGGCGGGTCCACCCAATCAACAAAAGGTAAATGGACATGAGTACAGTTTCTCAACCGTTCGGCCTTCGTCCTGCATTTTCGCCAAGTGGTGCGCTTCGGCCTACCGCCTACTCGATTTTGACGGGCTACGCCGCTAATATTTTGCAAAGCCAGCCGGTAAAGATCGGCACCAACGGAACCATCCAAGCGGCCGCAATCGGCGACCGCTTCATCGGTACGTTCCAAGGTGTTGAGTTCACCGACAGTGACGGCCGTCGTCGCGTCAGCAACAAGTGGACTGCGTCCCTTGCGGCTACCGAAATCGTCGCTTACGTCACACTCGACCCCTCCATTGTCTATGAAATTCAGGCAAATGGTTCGATCGCAGTGACGGACATCGGCAAGCAGGCGGACTTCACTGTAATCACCGCAGGATCGACCACCACCGGTCTGTCGGCGATGATGCTTGACACCGCCACGCTGACTGACAGTAGCAATGCGCAAATGCGTATCATCGGCCTGTCGCCAGCACCAGACAACGATTTCGGCGATAACTTCACGATTGTTCAAGTTCAGGTTTCTGAGCATCAGAACGTCGCTGATCGCGCCGCGTACTAAGGAGGGCTTGAAAAATGGCTACCCCAATGAGAAGTACCGACTTCCGGTCAATCGTTGAACCAATCCTAAACGAAGAGTTCAACGGAATTTACGATCAACGCGCTGATGAGTGGGCGCAGGTCTTCAAAGAGTTTAAGGGCATTCCCCGTAACTACCACGAAGAGCCTGTCCTGTTTGGCTTTGGTGCCGCGCCAGAATTGCCAGACGGCATGCCTGTCACGTATCAATCCGGCGGCGTGCTGTTCATCCAGCGCTACGTGTATCGCGTCTACGGCCTCGCTTTTGCATTGACAAAGGTTCTGGTGGAAGATGGCGACCACATCCGTATCGGTCAGACCTATGCTCGTCACCTTGCACAGTCGCTGATCGAAACCAAGGAAACCCTTGGTGCCAACATCCTGAACCGCGCCTTCAACAGCGCGTATGCAGGCGGCGACGGCGTATCGTTGGTCAACACGGCTCACCCAATCGCAACTGGTACGTTCTCGAACCAGCTTACGACCGCAGCCAACTTGTCGCAGACCTCGCTTGAGCAGATCCTCATTCAGATCCGCAACGCAGTGGACAACAACGGCAAGCGCATCCGCTTGACACCTAAGAAGATCGTTTCCGGTCCTTCGAACGTGTTCCAAGCTGAAGTCTTGCTGAAGTCGGTATTGCGTGCAGGCACTGCAAACAACGACGTGAACCCTGTCCAAAGTTTAGGGTTGCTTAGCGATGGCCAAGCCAACTTGTCGCGTATCACTTCAACCACCGCATGGTGGGTGCAGACCGACGCGCCAGAAGGCTTGAAGCTCGCTATGCGTCGTGGTCTTGAGAAGAGCATGGAAGGTGACTTCGAAACCGACAGCATGCGCTACAAGGCAACAGAACGCTACGCATTCGGATGGACCGATCCACGCGGTATCTTTGGTACGTCGGGAATTTAAGTTGTTGTAAAACAACAATTTAATTACTGCTTGCGAAGGCTCCCATTGGTGACTAGGATACACTCCTACAACCAATGGGAGTTTTTTTATGCGCAAAGAACACGACACTTGCACGATGGATGGCTGCGGTCGACCGCACAAGGCTCGCGGCTACTGCCAGACACATTACATGCAGTTCAAGCGGGGCGTCACACCCGTCGGACCAATCCGAACCCGCGTTGCCCTGAAGCCTGACGAGTGCGCCGAGGACGGCTGCGCTGAACCGGTTAAAGCCAAGGGTCTGTGTAAAATGCACTACCAGCGGTTGCTGCGACACGGCTACGTTCGGGCAAACCGCCGCGCCAAGGAGATTGGTTCTTGCTCAATCGACGTTTGCGAGAGCCGCGAATACGCCAAAGGCCTTTGTCACGCACACTACATGAAGCACATTCGCTGGCGCAAAAAAGGCGTTGACGCCACCCGCTACCAAGAGATGCTGCGCGAACAGAACGGCGTGTGCGCGATATGCCACAAACCCGAACGCGCGCCAGACAAGGCGTCGGGCAAGACGCGGGATATGGCCATTGACCATAACCACGAGACGGGTGCTATCCGTCAGTTGCTTTGCTCTAACTGCAATCGCGCACTCGGCCTCTTCCGCGACGATCCGGCCTTGCTCGATGCGGCGAAGACGTATTTGCACAAACACCTAGATGCCTGATGCTTTTTATGGTAAGCCGAGGCCGCTATAGCAGCAATTTCTTTGCAAAGGACTTATTATGTCACAAACTACCTTTAGTGGCCCACTTCAAACGGGCGACAAACCTGCTGGCATCGCTGGTGGACCAAACATCGGGCAGGTACTCCTGTCGCAGACGTTCTTGGTCACCTTCGACGCCACGTTGGTTCAAACTACGTCGATCAACCTCCCTGCAAGTTCGCAGATTGTTGAAATCTATGCTGACGTGCTTACGGCCTACAACAGCGCCACCTCGGCGACGATGACCTTCGGCTCGGCGGCTGCGGGAACGCAGTACGTCACGTCGGTTAACGCCAAG